AGGCCGCGGTCGTCGTTGCCGCTCCGGCGGCCGCCGAGATCGTCAGCGTCGGCAACGTCGCCGGCTGCGCCGCGAGCCCTGAATCCAGCAGTTTGAGCGTCGGGCCGGACGGCGTTTCCGTCCGCCGCACGACCTGCATAATCCGCGCCCCGACCGTCGACTCGCCGATCCGGTACCCCTTGTTCGGGAAACTCGGCCCCTCGAAGTACACCTCGTCCCCGACCTGCGCCGTGGCCGCGCTCGAGCCCGCGAGCACCTCCACCTCCGCCGCCGACGCGCCCCGACCGAACCGGTCGAACACCCCGACCGCGATCGCGTCGAGTTGCGGCATCGTGTTCGGCGTCCAATCGGTCACGGTATGCACCATGCCAGGCACCGTGTAATTGATCTCGCGTCCCGCGAATACCGTCAGGTTCGGATCGAGATATTGCGCTGTTTGCGTCACGCTCGAGACCAGGACGCCATCGAGCGGGTTGCCCTGCGACTGCGTTTGCGTGTACCCGTTGGTCGCCGACCCGCCTTCGACGTAGATCGCCTGATTAAACACCTGCTGCGTTAGCGCGATCGAGCTTACCGCGCTCGCTTCGTCTAGGTCGAACACCACCGGATCGGCGCTCCGAAGCGACCCGACGGCGACCGTGATCAACGGCACGACATCCGTCCGGATGCGCGTCGGGAACAACTCCTGCAGCCCGTCGGTCGTTGTCCTCGAGGCGATCCCAAACGGACCATAGATCGACCGCTCGAGGAACTCCGCGATCTTTGGCGCGTCCGTAAACCGACAGGCCAGCCGTACCGTATCGCCGATTAGCGCCTTGACTGCAGGAATCCACGCGCCGGCCGCGTTGTACCGGACCCGCGCGTTCGACCAGATCGCTGTCACCAGGTCGACCGGATGCGCGTCGAGGTACAGCGGCGTCACGGCCGTGACGTCGACGGTCGACAGCGACAGATACACCAGATCGCCCGTGCTATGCGGGCACCCAGGCCAGTACAGGTTCACCACGGCCGTCGTCGGTCCCGAGGTATTGCTGACCACCAGCGCCCGCACCGGTGCCGCGGTCGTCGCCGAGGTACCGACATACGCCACGACGCCACCGACCACGGCCCAATCGTTGAGACTGAAATCATACGCGGCCGTCGTATAGGCCGTCACGAACTGCGACCCGCCGCCCAGCGCGTACGGATTCACCGTCCGATAGTTCGCGATCGCCTCGAGCATCTCCGGCCGCGTCACCTTCCGCCAATCCCGCACCAGCGGTGCGTTAAACGTCGAGGCGTACCCTTCCACAAACTCGAGCGCCACGTCGTCGCCGTTCTTGGTGACGCGATACCGCCACCCGCCTCGCGCCTTGACCGGCCCCCAATCCGACGTCACCGGACCCCCGAGGATGCAGCCGCGAGTCGTGTACGTCCCCAGGGTGCCGCCCTGAAAAATCTCCTGCGACTGTTCCACGCGCCGCGTATCGCCGACCGCGATCGCGTACCGCATCGGCGAGACCAGCCGGACGCCGAGCACATAGCCGGCGATCAGGATTGACCACGCGCCGCCGTCGGTCCGTATCTCGACATACGCGCGCCGACTAATAAGCTGTTGCCGAAACGTCGCGTCCTCGAGCCGCGAGGTCAGATACCGAATTGTGCCCGTCGCGTCTGTTCCCGTGTTCGCGTCGACCACCTCGACCGTATACGATCCCGTCCGGACCGCGCCCGTAATCGGGTCGACCTCCTGCCCGTCGCCGGATGGCGCTGACGCCAAATACGGCCCCGTATCCCCAGGGACGGAGGAAATCACCACCGCGTCGTCGGTCCCGTCCGGATTGGCAAGGGTCGAGGCGTTCCGGATACGCAGCCGGTACTGCAGCAATGATGCGGGCATCGTCGTCGCCTCAGTCGTACGTGCAGAGCATATCCGCGCCGGCGAGATTAATCACCGACAGCGACAGCGAATACGTGAGAAATTGCGCGTCCTGAAACGCCAGGCTCGGTGCGGTCTCCGGATCGATCGAGCAATTCGTGTACGTGCGGCTCGCCGAATCGCCCGTCGTCACCGTGATCGTCCCGCCGCCCTCGAGGTGACGGATCAGCCGGAGGATCGTTCCTTGATTCGTGTTCGGGATATCGCGCATCTCGAACGCCGCGCCGTAGTCGATCCGGAACGTGAAGCTGTACGACGCGCCCGTTCCTAACGCGACCGCGCGTTCCCCGATGCGCCGCGTAAACGGCACCCATGACGCAAAGCGCGACCCCACACCGCCAGCCGTCGCCGTCAGCCCGTTATCAAGCGTGGCCGTGCCCGTCCCATCCGTAAACGTGATCGCCGCCATTTAGACGCTCCCCCGACGTTGCGCGTTTCGCATCAATTCTTGGAGCTGCCGCTGCGCGCTCGGATCGTTCGGCCCGATGATGGTCACGTTCATATTCGGCATCGGCTGTATTGTGCTGGTCGCCCCAGCCATCGTCGGCCCGTACATCATCCCAGGCAATCGCATCGCGCCCCCGACCGTGCCGCCCATCGCGCCGGCCACCGGCAGACCGCCGCCCCCGATCCCGCCACCCATGCCGCCACCAAACGCGCCGGCCGCCGCGCCCTTGAGCGCCCCACCGAGCGCGATCAGCCCGAGCGCCGCGGGAATCGCGAGATACGGATTCAACGTCTTAAACGCCTCGAGCAACGTACCCATCAGCTTCGAAGCCGCCAACGCCTTGACGCCAAACGCCTGAATCATACTCCCGAGCCCGGCCAGCATCGCCCGCCCTAACGCCTTAAACCCTTCGCCAATCTTCCCCGTGGCAAACGCCGCCTCGAACGCACTCCCGATCGAATCTGCGAGCGTCATCGTGAGCCCTTGCGCCAGGTCCGCGCCAACGTTTTGCCGAAGTTCGTCGGCCCGCGCCTTGAACTCCTTTTCTGTCGCGTCCATTTGCGCCTTGACCTGATTGACGATCGCCTGATCGACCTTGACCACCGGAGCCGGACCAGCGGCCGCCATCATCGGCGCAGCCGTTCCGCGGCCCATCATGCGCTGCAGATCGGTGAGTTCCTGCGCCGATAGCTGAATTTCGGCATCACGCAACGCGTCGCCGATCGCAACTTGCTCCTTTGTGAGCTTGAGGCGCTTCTCAAGGGTCAGATTGCCCTTCGCGAGCCTCGCGGTCAGCCGCTCGTGCTCAGCCGCTAGCGTTGCCGCTTGCTGCTTAGAAATTGGCGCAATGCTCGCCAACTCGGTCAGCATCTCAATCGTGGTCTTGCCCTTCTCCGCGGTGCTTTTCAGTCCGAGCTCGAGCGGCTTAAACGGTGAGGCTGCCGGCGAGCCTCCGGCCCCACCAGCGGCACCGCCCGCTGTCGTCTTGAGCATATTGTTCAGCCGCGAATACACCTCGGCAAACGCGCCAACCGCCACCGTCGCGCCAGCCGCCACCGCGCCCGCTTGCACAATATTGCCGGAGGCGATCGCCGTCGCCGCGCCAACCGCGGTTTGTGCCGCGGCCACGCCGATCAGTGCGAGGCGATAGCCGCCCCAGACTAGCGTAACGCTCGCAATCACGCCGGCGATGATCGGCATATTCTCGCCGACCCACGTCAGCATTTTGACGATGTTTTCGCTCGCGCCGGTCCCCTTATTGATTTCACCGACCAGCAGCAGCACTTGATTACGTAACTGCGTAAACGCGCCGCCAATCGTCGTCGGCAGTTTTGCCGCTTCGGCGGCGAGATTTTTGTTTTGCAAGATCGCTTGCGCGAGCACGTCCGAGCTGACGCGCTGCTCAAGTACGGCCTTTCGGAACTCCGCCGTAGTCATGCCAACCGATTCGGCAATCGCTCGCGCCAGCCGCGGCGTCTGTTCCGCGATCGAGTTCCATTCCTGCGCTTGCACCATGCCGTTGCCGAACGCTTGCCCGAGTTGCTGAATCGCGGCGGCCGCTTCTGCTGCGGACGAACCAGACAACGCGATCGCTCGCGCCGTTTGCTCGGTCAGCTTAATGACGTCGGCTTGTTCTAGGCCGAGCGCCGTTGACGCGTTCGCGGTCCGAAGATACAGCCCGACAATTTCCTCGAACGGCGTTCGGCTTGCTTGCGCGATCGCGAACAGTTGCCGTTGCACTGAAGCCAGGTCGTCGCTGTTCTTCACAACCAACGACAGCCGTGCGTTTAGGTTCGTATAGCTGTCGGCCATATTTGCCAACTGCCCGACGCCATACGTCGCGGCCATCGACGCCGCCAGTTTCTTAAAACTGCCGGCGAGCTTCGAGTTGGTGCTGTCGAGTTTCGCGCCGGCCGCGGCTGTCTGCGTAAATGATTGCCGCAGCTTGTCGGTCGCCGCCTTGACGGTCGCCGCGCCTTCTTCTTTCAGCTTAAGCGATAGCGCAAATACGTCCATGATCGCCCCAGGTTAGTTCGTCGTCGTCAGCGCCGCCGCCTGTGCGGCCTCCGCGCGCTGCGCCACCGCCAGCAATCGCTCCCGCGTCTGCTCGAGCATCGTCGACAGCCGGCCGGCCGCGGACAAATAGCGCAATTCCGCCTGTTGCAGTTTGCTTGGCTCGTGGAACGCGACCGCCATTAATCCCGCGAGGTCCGTCCGCTCCCCGAGCCGCTCGACCGTCGCCTCACGCTCCATCTGCCGCAGCTCGCCCCAGGTCCAGAGCGTCAACGCAAACGACTCCGCGGCGACCTCACGCACCGATCGACCCGTCTCGCGCGCCGTTTGCACGATGACGCGTGCGATGTATTCCGCGACAGACCACGACACCGCGACCGACCCAGTGCGCCGTGCTGCGTCATCTGCCGCGGTCGTTAGTTTTTTTCCGCGCGTTCCGCCAGCAGCGTTTCGACGTCCGCGATCTGTCCGCGCGACAGTTGGATCAGCGCGGCAATCTGGTCGACGCTTAATTGGTCGCGTTCCTCGGCCGTCAGGGCCGGCACCGTCATGCCGATCACCTCGAGCAGCACCCCAAGCATTTTCGCGCCCGTCTGGTCCGCTTCCTGTACCGAGGCGACGCGATGCGCCGCGGCGCCCGTCATCGGGTAGACAATTACTTCGCGGCTAAACAGCCGCGCCTTTGGCAACCGCGCGGTATTGACCAGCGCGTCAAGATCGAGGGTCGTCATTGGATCAGGTCCGGTTGACGTGAGACTGCCAAGAAACAGCGACCGGACGGCACCGCGGCCGTCCGGCCTCCCGATTACACCGCCGCGATATACTCGATCCGGTACGGCGCGTCGCCCACGTTCGCGCCCGACACCGACATATCGAGCCGCGCCTCGATCTCGAGCGCGATCGCCACTTCCTGCCCGTCCTGCGACGTCACGTCGTACTTGAGCAACAGCGCCGACGGGAAGCGGACCTGCACAAAGTTGCCGCCGCCCCGGAGCCAGATCGCCCGGACGTCCGTCAGGTAATCGCCGGAGGCGAGGTACGAGCCGGCCCGCTTCGGCAGATAGGACGTCGAGCCCGTCCACGCGCCCGAGGCCGCGACCGTCGCGCCAGGCTCGATCTGCGCCACGTTCGTCGTCGACAACTGAATCACCGTGCCCGTGATCTTCGGCATCTGGTTCGACTTGCGATCGAGCAGCCGCACCGGCGACCGCTTGCCGTCAAACACCGTGTTCAGATACTCGACGCCAGGATCGAACTTAAGGCCGCCCTGAAACGCCCCGAACGCGGTCGCGCCCACGTACAAGACACCGGAATCGAGCAGCACATCCGTCGGGAACGTCGACGTAAAGCCTGTAAGCGGAGCCGTCATAAATGCCTCGAGGTTTTGGAAAGGGACGCTTCGAATATACTGCCGCGACGCCCGACGGTTAGTCGCGACTCGTCAAGACCACCGGCCACAGGAACAGGTTGTAGGTCGCCACCACGCCCACCGTCTGCGACTCGGCCGGCGTCGTAAACAGCGGGAGCGTGAACCGGTTCCGGCTCCGGCCCACCATCAGCCCCGACGCCGGATCGGTATAGGCCGTCAAGCATTGGTCCACGAGGTCCATCGCCGTCTCGACCAACGGCAACTGCGATTCCGGCTTCCCAATCGCTTGCACCTCGAGCACCGCCGTCTCGCGGTACCCGTTATAGGCCGCATCGCTGGTCCGGTTGAGCAGCAGCGTGAGGTACGGAAACACCGGCGGCTCCGGCTGCGCGCGCACGTACACCCGCGGTTCCTCGCCGACCAGCTCCCGCAACATCTCGCCCTGCGGGCTCCGATACGCCAACAGCGCCCGTCGGATCGTCGCGTAAATCTGCACCGTCGACAACGTGGACGGCGTGGCGAGGCTCCCAGGGACCACATACCGCGGCTTCGTCGCCATCTTAGCTCCGGTTCATAAACCGCGCGACCACCCGCGCGAACGTGGTCTGCATCGCCGGCGTCTCCTTGACCGCCGTCGGCACCCATATCTCGACCCGCTCGTACCGGCGCGTAAATGTGTTCCGGTGGCCGAGCTCCCAATACAGCGCGACCATCCCCACCTCGCCGCCCTTGATCCCGACCCGCGCCTCGTAGCCCGTCGGCGTCCGCATCGGCGGCGTGCGCCGGATCGCTTGCTTCACCTGCAGCGTCGACCGGAACGCGCCGCCCTTATAGTACCAAGACCCGAACGCCTTCTGAACCTCAACCCGCAAATGATTGGCCGCGGCGTCCATCCCCTTGTACGCCGCATCCTCGTACCGACGCATCGCCTCGGCCGACCGGTTCACGACCGAAATCGGCACCTACTGCGCCCACCGCGGCTGCGACACCTTGAGCGCCGTCACCGCGCGGAGGCCGTTATACGGCCCGCCGGTCACGATCTGATAGATCACCTGACCGACCAGGGCCGGCAGCCCCGTTAATTCGGCCGGCGACAGCACCCGATGGAATACGCCGCTCACGTCCGTATTCATCGCCAAGTTCTGCAACCCCGTGATCGGGTTCGTCCCGTCCGAGTTCCGCGCGAACGAGACCAGGATGCCGCCGCCCGTATAGGGTTCGTACGCATCGTCGGCCGGCACGTAGGTTTCCACGCAGGACCGAACTAGATACGCGTTGCCGACATAGATCGGCTTATAGGTCATGACCGCCACCGTTCGCCCTCCTACCAGTACCCTTGTGAGTCGTCGCGGACCGCCACGTACGGCCCCGAAAAGTCCCGCACCCGCAACCGGCTCATGCCGACAATCGAGAACGTCGCCGGCTGGCCGGTCAGGGCAAACATCCCGACGCCCGCGGCCATCATCCGGCCGGCGCTTGCCGCCTGACCGGTGAGCGTGAACGTCCCGACCGCGGCCTCGAGCCGCTTGCCGAGGTTCAGCGTCGCCGGCTGGCCGGTCAGCGCGAACGTGCCAACGCCACCCGTCACGACTCGCGCCCTCCTGAGGCCCGCGGCCTGTCCCGCCAGGACAAACGTCCCCACGTCTGCCGGCAGCCGCCGCCCGCGCTTGAGGGTCGCGGCCTGTCCCGTCAGCGTGAACGTTCCGGCGCTTGAGCTTCGCGAGACGCGGAACGCGGCCGCCCCACCGGTGAGCGCAAACGACCCGCCCGCGTTCGGCCCGTTATACCGCGAGGTCGCGTCCTGACCGGTCAGCGTAAAGGTGCCGACCGCCCCGAGGACCATGTACCCGCGCCGAAGCGCCGCCGCCTGTCCCGCCAGGGAAAACGCGCCCGCGTCCGCGTCGACACTGACCGCAGCGATTAGGCTAGCCGGCTGGCCGGTAAGCGCGAACGTCCCGTGCCCGAGCCCCATGCCCTTGCCCGTGCGGAACGTCGCCGCCTCGCCCGTCAGGATAAACGTCCCGAGCGACGCTTGCCGGACCGTCTGGCTTCGCGCCGCCTTGCCGGTCAGCGTAAACGTGCCCGCGACCGCCTCGAGGTAGCGCCCGACCTGCACCGTCGCATCCTGACCGGTCAGCACGAACGCGCCCGCCGCGGACGGTTCGTTGTACCGCGCCACCGCGCCGAATCCCGTCAGCGTGAACGTTCCGACGTCGCCCGTCAGCGTTCGGCCGTAGTTCAGGCCGGCCGCCTCTCCCGTCAGCGTGTACGTCGCC